TGAGAAGTTCAACCCGAGGCCCGGTGCCAGCGTACAATTCTTCATGACCATCTTTGACTTCATCGAGAGCTTCAAGCTCACCCCGACCTGGGCCACCATGGCTGCCACCGTCGAGAACTCGCCGTGGCACCGCGAGGCGAACGTTGCTGTGCACACCGAGATGTGCATCGAGCAGTACATGACCAAGTTCGCCGCTCATCGCACCGAGAACCAGACCAAGATCGCGTTGGCGGCCCTGCTGTTCCACGACACCGGCAAGCCGAGCGCCGAAGAGGTCCTCGAGAAGAAGGACGGCAGTGGCGTGTATCGTCGGTACGCTGGGCACGAGCAAGACTCGGCCGTGGCGTTCACTGAGCTGTACCTGAAGTCGCCTGAGCTGCAGACGCTGCTCTCGCCGATGGAGGCCCGCGCCGTTCGCTGGACGATCGAGCACCACTTGCCGTACGGCATGACCGACAAGGTCAAGCGCCAGGGGCTGCGCGCGGCGACTTTCCAAGCGTTCTACGAGATTGGATTGGATGACCAGACGTTCTTTGACTGTTTGCGGTCGGATGCCGCTGGCAGGATCAGCGACGGTCACGAGGAAAAGCTGGCGAACGTCGAGGCGTGGATCAACGAATTCCTGGCGATCGAGCCGACCCCGAGTGCTGTGCGCTCGATGCGCGTGATGTACCTGCTGATCGGGCCGTCAGGCTCTGGCAAGACGACGTGGCGCAAGGCACGGGAAGAGGCGTTGGCAGAGAACGGGTCGCCGTCGTACACGATCAGCCACGATGAGTGGAAGATCGAGTTCTACCGCGCCGAGATGAACAAGGCGTTCGCGCACTGGCCTGAGCCGGCATCGGAAGCGCAGCTGTACGCGCAGGCCTGGCAGTACGCGACGATCGACCACGAGTCCGAGTTCAAGAAGTTCGTGACCGAGAAGACGAACGCGTTGATGGTCGCCGCGAAGAACAACCATGGTCACGTGTTCGTGGATGTGGTGAACGCTTCGAAGAAGAAGCGCACGCAGTTCGTGGATCTGGCGAAGCGTCATGGTCTGGCGGTCTGCGCGGTCGAGTTCTGGAACACGTTCGAGACGCTGGTCGGTCGGCAGCAGACGCGCGGCGACAAGGCCGTGCCGGCGGCGTCGATCAAGAACCAGTTGTACGCGACAACCTGCGCGTGGCTCGGCCACGAGGCGCAAACGGTGATCATGGAGATCGGGTCATGAGCAATGTTGGGCGGATCTGGGTCTCACTGCAGACCAACGACGCGAACGACGCGCAAGGCTGCAAGCTCGTCGTGGTCCCCAGTCGCGGGGACACATTCGTCTTCCGATGGATGATCTACCGCGTGGCCGACGTTCGATACACCCCAATCGCCGGCGGAGCTGGTGAGTGGATCACCGAGATCACCCTGATTCTGGAGCCAAAGTGAACCGCAAATACGAAGCGCTGATGCGCATGAAGTGCAGAGCTCGCGGCGTGCCGTCGAATGGCGACGTGGCCTTGGATCTGCACGAAATCTCGGTACGTACCCAGCGACACCTGAGCGCTCAGGTGAACGAGCAGACCATGCTCATGGAGCAGCAGGTCGACATCGCTGATCGTGCGGCTGAGGCGCAAGAGCGCATCGCCAAGAACTCCACAATCCTGCTTTGGATTGTGGTCGCCTTCATCGTTCTCGACGCCATCACGGCGGTACTGACATGACCAAGATCCTGACCCCAGCCGAATATCCCGGTCTGCCGAAGTGGCCTGCCGCGTTCGTCACCGGCAAGTCAGTGACCCCCGAGCAGGCGAAGGACATCATCTTTCGCACCGACACGTCTGTGCATTCCCCGTCCGAGTTCGGCTTCGGGAATGACAAGCGGTTCGCCGAGCGGTGTATCGTGCTGTTCGGTTGGAAGCCGTTGATCCACGCCGAGCATGCGTGGTACGACATCCACAAGATGCCAGAAGCCGAGCGCGCAGCCGAGATGGAGCGCTTCCTTCCAGCGAAGTACGGGTACGACAGCCTGTGGGCGGTGCGCGACGCATGGCGCGAGGAGATGGGCATCGTCGTCACCGAGTACGTGAACAACAGCTGGTTGGCCAGCGCGTACATCGGTGGCCCACACGGCTGGTGCTCTCCGCAAGGGAACATCGAGAGTGATGGGCACAACTACGGCAAGTGGCCGAGCGTGGAGACCATTGTCGCTGAATGGAAGGCGCTTCAAGCGGCGTTCCCGTACATCCATGCTGCTTGCACGCTGTACAGCGGCGAGCAATGCGAAGATCACAGCGTTCCGGTCTGCACGATTCTGATCGCGCACGGTGAGGTGAACGTGTACGAGCCGACGCTGGAGCTGCACGATCGCAACCCAACAATGGGCGGTGAAGACGACTTCCTCGGTAGCGTGATGGGCATGATGCGCGGCGACTTCAGCCGCGAGCATGGCTGGCCGGCCGGTTGGGTCGAGGAGTTCGGTGTGAAGAGCACGGCTGCGATGAAGAAGGTCGCACCATGGCTCTGAATCTGAAGGGTGAGCACACCGCGAAGGCGTGGCTTTTCCGCGCGTTGCTCGGCCCTGCGCAGATCATTGACGGCGTCTTCGCTCTCGCGACGATCGGTACCGTCGCGCCTGGCCTGGCGCTCAGGGCCGCCCGCGCGTTGTCTCGGTCCAGGCTGCAGCACTGGCAGGCGCAGCCCTAGCACGTTCTTCTGGCTCACCAGGAATGCGACAGGGACCTTCGGGTCCCTGTCTTGGTATGCTCTGCACCCTTCACCCCTAACACAGCCGGCCACCCCGGATACGGTGATCCCAATCCTTAGTTGAGGACCAACTTGTAACGGTCTTTCGTTACAATCTCCTCATGCGTTGAACATGTAACGCATCAACCCGGTCGAACGGAAACGCTAAATACGTATGCCCAACATTCAGTTGGCACAATCCGTTTGATCACATTTGAACTTTAGGAGTTTCACCATGGCAACAACCAAGCGCTCACTGGCCGACCTGGCCGCAGCATTCACGTCCAAGACCAACGAAGGTGGCGGCAACGCAACGTGGAAGCTGTTCTTCAACTTCTGGAAGGCTCCAGTCGACTCCCTGTCGACCGTCCGATTCCTGCCAGATGCCGACGATGAGAACCCAATGGGCTTCCTCGTCGAGAACCTGACCCACGAACTGAACATCAACGGCAAGCGCGAAAAGGTCGCGTGCCTGAAGATGTACGGCGAGGCCTGCCCGATCTGCGAGCTGTCCAGCCGGTTCTACGACAAGAACAGCGCCGAGCACAGCGAAGAGCTGGGCAAGATGTTCTACCGCAAGAAGTCCTACATCGGCCAGGTGCTGGTGCTGGAAACGCCGGTCGAGCACGACGCCGAGCAGCTCGTGAAGCTGATCGAGTTCGGACCGCAGGTGTTCAAGCAGATCCAGGCCGCCTTCCAGAGCGGTGACATGGACGAGGCTCCGTACGAGCTGAAGGGCGGCTACAACTTCCGCTTCCGCAAGACCGTCACGGGTTCTGGCCAGAACAGCTACACCACGTCGAACTTCGCTCCGAAGCAGACCGATGTCGCTGATGACCTGATCCAGTCGATCACGCTGTACAACCTCGGCGACTACCGCACCGCGAAGACCGACCGCGCCGCCCTCGAGGCGATGCTGGTTGCTGCTCAGACCGGTGGGTCGTACGAAGCTGCGGCACCCGCCGCTGCGAAGCCGGCTGCGAAGCCTGTCGTCGCGAAGGCCGCACCAGCCGACGACCACGGTGACGAAGAGCCGAGCGCCCCAGCCGCTGCACCAGCACCGGCTGATGGTGCGAAGCTCAGCATCGTCGAGCAACTTCGCCAGCGCGCCGCCGCTGCGAAGGCCGCTCAGCAAGCTGCTGCCTAAGCTGTCTCACGGTAGGGCCTTCGGGCCCTACCTCAACTTCAAGGGAGACTGAATGGCACTCGCATTCCTCAAGGACTTCCGGAAGAAGCTGGACAAGATGGAAGACGTTATTACGTCCTTCGATCCGCCAACCTTCTGGTACAGCACGGGCAACTACGCCGTGAACAAGGCCGTGTCCGGGTCTTACACCAAGGGCATCCCCCAAGGTCGCATCACGTGTCTGGCCGGCCCATCTGGAGCTGGCAAGTCGTTCGAGCTCTGCAACATCCTTGCAGCGGCGCAGAACGAAGCAGGCGCCTTCATTCTGGCTCTCGACTCGGAGAACGCGCTCGATCGCGGGTACATGTCGAAGCTGAAGATGAAGCTCGACGAAGACAACTTCCAGTACGCGGGCGTCACAACGTTCTCGCACGTGGTCACGATC